CCTGCTCCTGCAGTAAGAGTACGAGCAGTAGGAGCTTTTGCATCTAGTGCAGCTTGAAGACCGTCTACGTTAGAAACAATGTGAGCATGACTATCATCTAGAACAGTTGAAGTAATACTAACATCACCTGTACCATTAAATGAAACAGAACCTGTAACATCCCCAGAAAGAGCAATGGTTCTAGCAGTAGCCAAAGCTGTAGCTGTGGCAGCAACTCCTGATGTATCTTGGTTTCCTGCAGCATTAACGCCTGGTAAATTTATAGAAGCAGAGCCATTAAAAGATACACCACCAATATCACGGGCTGTTTCAAGAGTAGTAGCAGATGTGGCATTACCTGTTACTGCACCTGTAACATTTCCCGCTACATTACCTTCTACATTTCCTACTATAGTGCCTGTGACATAACTAGAGTGGCCTGTATTTATTGTTCCTGCAGGTACAGGATCATATTCATCAACTAGACGCCATTTGCTTTCGCTTACGTCATAGAATAGCCCCATATGCGTATATCCTACGCCGCTACTCCCTGTGTTTCTATTAGAGAAAAAGCCTGTATCTCTATTTACAGGAGCAGCCGTTCCTGTCCAAATGTCATTTAGAGTGTGGCCTGTTGTTGCACCAAAGTTTACAGATATATTATCTGCACTGTGTATCATCTGCTCACTACCAGTAATTGCAGTGCCAGTTGTTATAGTGCTTGTGAAGTTATCTACGCTTACGGAAAACGTATCAGCAGCACCAGAAACATTATCAATCTTAACGTAATATTGAGTAGAAGCTGTTCCCGTAAAATGCCCTGCAAAGAAAGCATCATCTAATCCAGAACCAGTAAATGTTGTATTTGCATCCCCAATAGCATCGCCTTCATTGGCACGATAGAAAGGCGCACCAGCCGTTACGTCACTGGTAGAGGTTGTATTCTGAGATCCTGACACATTTAAGTCACCATCAATGGTTAAGTCACCACCAATATGCTGATCCATTTGTACTCTAAAGGTTTTGATTGAGTGGTTCTGTTGGGCTAAAAATACTACACCGTCTGAGGCATTAGACCTAACAACAAACCCAAGACACATAGGAAAGTTAGGATATACAGGCGGCATAGTTTGAGTAGCGCCATCCGTAATACCTGTAAAGAATTGTCCTACAGATAAGTGGCTAGTGTCAAGCCCTTCTAATCTTCCTGCAGTAATCACAAAGCCATAAGAGTTATTAGCTATAGTTGCTGCAGTCATACCTTCTGATTTATATTTTGTACTACTTGTAGCATTAGCTTTGGCAACTGTAGGAACATGCGTTCCGCTATCACTTCTACTACCTGAAAAGTAAACAGGAGTACCTTTAGCAATACTAGCACCTGTTTGGTTATAAACCCTAGCGTGTTCTTCTATTCCTAATTCGTGTACAACCCCACTATCATCAGAGTAGTAATTAAGAGTTTTATGTATGTTGTCATACCAGAGCCGCCCTTGAGCGTGGGCAGGATTAGAAGTTTGAGCAGTAAGGTCTATCCATTCGGTAACATTAAGCTCTCCTCCTACAACAACATCTCCTGTTGTATCTAGTGTAGTGAAATCTGCTGCTGCAGCTACTGAAGCACCAATAGTAGTGCCATCTATAGTGCCACCATTAAGATCTACATTTCCAGATGCATCAAGAATGGTGCTTTTAGATGCTGGCATGGTAATAAATATCTGTTTAATACCTGCTTGAAAGTCTACTGCAGAAGTGCCATTAGAACCTGAAATAACTGTAGTACGTGTTAGCGTATTTCCAGTATTCCAAGTTCCAAGGCCGACTTCCCACTCATCTACTCCTGAAGTGGTATGTACTATGGCATAATAAGTAGTATCTCCGTTTGTTAAAACAGACTGAAAGGTATCAAATGTAGCAGAAGCACCAGCTAAAGCAATTGCTCCTGTTCCCGTAGTCGTTGTAGTCTCTTTTACACGATCTTTTATTACAAAAGCCATTATGCGATACCTAACTTAATATTATGTTATACGGACTACAGCAGTATTATGTGCAGCGGCTGGGAATACAATAGTAAAGTCACCGCTTGTTGATGTTACAGTTCCACCAAAGTCAAACAAAGCTATTGCCTTATTACTTTTTGATGAGTTATATATGATTGCTCCTACAGCAGAGATTGTTAAGTTTGCAAATACTTCATCTGCAAAGTCTAGAAAAGCAGTATTGTTACCTGCATCTAAAGCAATAGCAGCACTGTCTAGACCTTGACCACCTGCACTGTAGTTAGTTCCTACAGCTTCATCTGAGGCACCTGTTACATCTGAGTAGTTTGTAGTAGCTGCATTATATGTACCAGAGTGGCTTACTTTAATTAGAGCTATTTTTAGTGTGTCTGTATCTAAATCGTGAACACCACCAAGAAGCTCTTGCTTGAAGCTGTTGCACATTGCAGTTGTAATAGCCATCTTGTGATGTCCTTTATGTTAAGAAAAAAGCATAAAAGGGCCAGCTTGACGCCAGCCCTTAAATAGTTTACTAGTTAAGCAGCGTTGTACTTAGCTGTGATAATTGCTTCACTGCGAAGGATCTTCCGTCCATATAGGTGCATGCCCCGGCAGATGTCAGCAAATGAGTCAGGATCACGGTATGTTTCAACTTTAGAGAGTTGCTCTGCAGTTGCTACAGCCGAGTCATGTCCAGCTACTATAACACCATAATTAGTGTTCTGGTTAGCTGTACCTGCTGTACCTGGCCCAGTACCTACTTTTGGTAGGTTATTCGACTGATAAACACGGAAGCCGTGAATATTAGCTGCCAATAGACCATTCATCAAGCCTGAACCACCGAAGTCGGCATTCAAGAGGCGTGAATCCTCATCTTTAAGCATTTCTACCATAACCGGGTCTAATACAACCCACCTTCCACGAGAATCTACATCCTGCTCATCCAAACGGCGAGACATACGAGATAGAACCTGAAGAGGTGTTGCAGTAGCAGTAGACACTGCAGTTGCTCCTGTCAAGCGAGGTGCAAGAGGAATTGAGTGGTCTGCAGCAGAAGATGTTGTGATATTTGCAAAATCACTTTTCTTCAATTTATTTGCAGCAAGCAATTCATCCGTACCTGCAGCAGCATTAGCTATAGTACCATTAACAGTACTATTAACAGCGTTGCCTGTGGTGAAACCAGCAAGATACTTTAGAACATCATTGTCCATTGCATCTGCCATTTTATAAGCAGCACGATCAGTGGAAAGGCGCATAAAGTCGATGTGCGAATGGGCCTCTTCAATATCGTCCAGCTTAAACGCAAAATAATTAGCTTTGTCGATTGTCAATTTGAAATCGGCATCCACTAAATCTTGTGTTGCTGTAGCCGTACCACGTGCTAGAACATTAACAGTGATGTCTGGTTCTTTAAGAATACGAACTGAGTCACCTTGGCCCGAAATGTCACCAAAATAATCATTGTTCGTTATTGCGTTTATAACAGCACTTTTGCGGAATGCAAGTTGTGCCTGCTTAGAAAAAATCTCTGGTGAGAAGTTTCCTGTGTTCAGGTTGGAATAACCCGATGCTTTTGCGAATGCCATAATATTTTCTCCTATAGATATGACAATTGAGATTGAAAACATCATATCCACATAAGAGGCCAAACTATTTCTAGGGTTTCAATCTAGCTCGATTTGCGGTCAAAGCTTTCTTGGGCCTATACTCTGTTGGGTAGTTCTTGGTGTGGCTGTTGCTTTTAGTTAAAGCATATGCAGGTAACTAAGATTAGTGCTGCATATACCTATAGTTTTATCTAAAACTTACGAAGTGTCAAGTTATTTCTTTAAATCATAGATAAATTTTCCTGACCGCATTGAATCTAGTATTTCATCTTGGCGGTCTTCATATTCTTTTAGTGACATAGCCTTTACCATGCTTTCGCTCAAAGTCTTACTTGACTCTTCTGCGTCTACTACAGTACGTCCACGATGCTTAACAGAAGAGGCTGCTGCTTTGTCTGGACTAGACTTCTTAGTCTTTATACCCATGTCTGACTTATACATGTCAATTACACGAGCTACAGATTTTACATCATCAGGGTTTTCATACAGAGCATCCTGATAAACTTTAGGTTGCTGGTCTGCCCATTCATGGAAGGCGTCATCATTCCTAATCTTTTCAAAGTCAGGGTGTAGGTTCATAAGCTCTACTTCTGCTTTTTCTTTCTTAGCAGACGCCCTCATTTCTTCTACTTCTTTTAGCCTAACATCTAGCTCAGAAGAACGTTCTGTTGCTTTCCTGTCTGCAATAGCTTCAACTATACCTGCTACGTCTGGATACTTTTCAGCCCAAGCATCTATTTCATCTTGTGACTTAGGTAAAACTAATTCATTCTTAGCTGCTTTAGAAAGTTGACCTTCTAGTTTTTCTAACCTTGAAGTCCACTCTTTTTCTTTAGTAGCCATATGACGCTGTATATCGCCATAGCGTTTCTTGAAAGACTTCTCTTCACCTGTTAGGTTAGAGGTATCTTCCTGTGCTTTGGCTTTCGTGGCGGCTTCTTTTTGTTTGGTATCACCTTCATCCGAAAGTTCTTGAACGGGTTTCTCAGTGCCTTCGCTACTGGATTCCTCTTGATCTGCTTCTGTTTCATTTCCAAGCAACTCTTGTAGTTCTTTTTCGGCTTCTTTAATTTTCTGTTCGTTACGCTTATGCACAAAACTATGCATTGGTTGAGTAGCTATGTCAGACATAGTGTTTCCTTATCTTGGGGCCAGCATTATTGCTGGGTATCCTTATGGTTGGTTACTTCTTTTTCTTCTTCATTAGGCCACCTTTATTGAAGCCTCTTTTTATTCCTCTTGCATTTTCAGTTAGAGAAGATTTAATCCTATCACCTTCTTTTTGAATCTCTGCTACTTCTTCAGGTGTGGCAAGATCTTTCTTTGCTTGTGAAACCATTCTCTTAGTATGTGTATCTGCAGCATTTGCGGCTTTTCGCATGGCAGCATTCTTATCTGCGTTATTAGAAGCATTAGTTATTGTTGGGCCTGAATTAGAAGCATTAGTTATCGTAGATGTTGATTCAAGAGTAGGAGTAGTTGTGGCGGTAGTTTTACTACCTGCTCCATAAGATCTATACTGGTCTTCTTCACTCATGTTTTTGTTTGGTATTAGAGGATCATCTTGGTATGGATTATCTCTTGCTCCTGGTGTATCATCTAACTCTGTAGTAATTATTTCAGGAGGAGGAGCTACAGTATAACCTGTATATTTTGACTCAGGAGCCACTTCTTCAGGTGTGTAATCACTCTTAATTTTTTCTGCTGCTGCTTGTGGTTGAAATACACTACTAAATGTATCAGCTATTCCACCCATAACAGTTTCTACAAAACCAGGCTCATCTTGAGTAGCTATCTCTAAAAGATTTGCATAATACTCTTGTTCTTGCTGGTTTCCAGACTGCATAGTCCTGCGTTCTAACTCATTTTTAACTTGTCTAGCAGAGTTAGTCAATCCTAGTTTCATAAATAAGCCCATTATAGGGTTTATAACACCTATGCCAACATTAATCATGTCAGTAGTCATACTACCCTGATCTTCTACCATCTTTTCTAGTTCTTTACCAGTTAACTCTTCCATCTTAATGACAGGTGTTGGGTTATATAAGTCACCTCCAGGTTCATATCTTTCTTTACTCTTGTCATCTTGGCGGTTTCTATCATCTTTAGCCTTTGCAGCAGCCGAAGCAGCAGCTTCAGATTCAGCATTTGTAGCTTGTGTGCCTACAAGGAAATATCCTTCTGGTATAACAGACATAGGAACGCCATTAAAGAAAGGTATAAGTAAAGTCTTACCTTCTGCATTAGTATAGTCTTTGTATTCAACGCCGCCTGAACTTTGAAGAACAGGGTTTACCATTCCACCAGGATTATAGCCCCTAGTCATGTAACCACCTTTGTTCATCATTGGAGCTTCAGGTTCTCCATCATCTTCCATATTAAGTTCAGACACATCAAAGGGTAGTTCATCCCCCATCACAGCAACACCTATAGGCTCTCCACCAATACGCCCTGTAT